ATCAGTACAGAAAGCATTTGTTCCGTAGTCATCGTAAGATTCGGGATGTAATGATATTCCGTACTCTCCAGAATACAATACTTGTTGACCTAACACATCTTCAATTCTTGATAAATTAGTTGTTGCATCTGTATTATACAATAAATCCTTACCATATAATACCTTACTCCACTTATCCTCTTGAATTACAAGTAAATCAGTTTGGTCTGAATCAAGCCTTATAATATTTCCATATTTTTTTTCTAAATCATCTTTGTAATTACCTAAATACAAGTTAAATTCATTAAGTCTATTTACATTCGTACTCTCTTGGTAGACACCAGAGTATGTTAGATCTGCATATCTATTTACTTGTCTATATATATCTTCGCTGACTGCATTTATAGCGTAGTCTAGATTTAAGAAGTTTGTAGTCATCTCATCCCTAACAGATATACTCTCAACACTATTACCAAAGCAATAACAATTAAATACATCGTTTAAGGTGTGAGTTGTAAATTGATATTGACCATTATTTATCACATAAGTCTTAGGTGTTTCTATGTAAATGTTGTTATCACTTTTTAATGGTATCGTCTCAAATACAGGTATGCTAGATTTAGTAACATATATATTTGTTTCTGTATATATATTTCTTTCGCCATCTCTAGTTGTTCTAGGTTTAAAAGCTATTTGAGTCCTACCTAATGCGTCTGGAAGCCAAATGTAATCCATTTTTGTGTTTCCTTCGTTTGCAAAAGCTTGATAAGCGTTTGATGGCTCAATGATATCCTCAAATACAGCTCTAAAATCAGCATAATCTCTTGTAAGTAAATACTCTTGGTCTATTTTATTTGTGAATTGTCTACTACCAAATGGTCTAGAGCAATTAGCTGAATATCTAACTATATTACCTGACGAAAATGTCAATGGTGTACCTATTGGAAGTTCTATTTTTGCTGATTCAATGTAGTAAGGAGTTTTATACGCTCCATTTTTTCCTAAGAACTCTAGAAAGTCGTTATCAGAAATTGTTAAATCAAAAGAACCTTGTTTTATTTTAAAGTAAAAACCGCTGTCAGACCCAGTAGTTATCTCGTCTTTTTCATAAAATCTAGCAGCTAACACCTTTACCTTTGTATATTCTACTAAAGGTCCGTTTAAATCACTCTTAATCACTAAGTAATCTCCTTCTTTAACCTTGTTTTTATTATCTGCCACAAGTTCTAGGTAAGAAAATAAATCTACATTGTAAATTTTTTTTGTAAAGATGGTTTCATATTTATCCCTATCATATTTTACAGCAAACTTGTAGTATTTAGCCCAGCTTGGCGGAGTTCCAGTGGTTGTTACTTTTAATACATTTTGATTTACAGAATCTAAAGACTCTATATATACACTGTTATTCTTTGCATCTATAACGGTAGTCTTTCTTCCTTTATCATCTAAAAATACCATACCTACTTCGTAGTCTCTTGAGGAGTGCATACTTGTAAATAATGTTCCAGAAGAGTAAAATATTACAACTCCTTCACAGAAAACATAATCTGTTTTTCCTTCTAAATCACCACTTCCAGATTCCTCTATATCTATCGCCCTATTTGGTATTATTAAGTTTAATACATTTGTGGCAGCATTAAAACTAGTTAATAACGGATCAACCACAACATTAATAGCTCCAGGCAAATTGGAGTCTGCTAGTTCTAATTGTGTTGAAAAGAAAGTTTCAAGTTGAGATATAAAGTTGGAATTTGTTATAAAATCCTCTTTAGTTAAGTAAGTTCCATTTACAGTATATGGGAATGAATATAAATTAGGATTATCTATAGGAGGCAACAAGTCGTTTGGAGAGAAGTAACTTCTTATATCAAAATCAAATAATATTTGCGTACCGTCTATTATAGGTATGTTTGTTAAATCAATATCTAAAGACTTTTTATTTATAACATCGTCTTCATTAGAGAATAATTGATAGTAATCGTCTGAATTAAATACTTTTTGAACAGTTGTAGTTCCAAGAATATTAACCAATCTAAAAGTAATGATAGGTTTTAACAGTAATGGAAAATCACTCTCTATTTCAAAATAAACCTGAACACTTTCACCTGCAAGTAATGGATATCCTCCAGATATATTATTTGTCCAAGATCGAGTCTCGTTTATTTGATTAGTTCCTACAGAAAATGAAGTAGGCACACCGTTAAAATACATTTTCAATGTAAATGGTACAGATGAAAAAGTAGCTTCTTTTTGTGTTTCAACAACAAGCCTTAGCCTTCTAGGGTCAGTTGGATGTGTATTTGTAATTGTAGCTGTATTAGTTGTGTAATCCATAACGAATTCACTCATAATACTACCATCAACAGAACCCCATATATCTAAAAGAGTTGGTAATGCATCAGTATTTTCATAACTACCTACCTCTTCTATATCTATTGTATTAATTGCTTTGCTTTCATAGTCGACAGAGAATTCTATTTTAGAATCTATATCTCTACCCTCTACAAAGTTACCATAAACCAATCTATTTCCTATCCTAGCTTGAGTGTATGCGCTTAATGGTACGTTGTCAAAACTCCTAAAGAATTCATTTTCTGACAATACATTATAAACCTTATAGTTTTCAAATAAGTATGATTTATTAAAATTATTAGCCCATCCTTCGTCTTCTTTATTTAATTTAATAATAGAGTAAACATTGTTGTTGTTAGATAGTTTAAAAACTAACTCTATTATTTCCACCTCTCTTGGTCCTGTATTGAATGATATTTGATAAGCCCTAGATATATTTTCCATAGCTAAATTAGTTGATGTGTCTAAATCAACATTGAATGTACCTGGAGTAAATGCATAAGGACTCCACGAAGAAAACGAAGAGTAATATCCATCTTTATATCTATATCTATAAGCAAACGACATAAACTTATCTCTAAGAAATCCTGCAAAATCAGAGTTATTAGATTGTACTTGATTTACAGTCGGGGCAAATATAGGAGACGGCTTCATCACAGATACTTCGTCTTCTGTAAAACCATTTACCGCATAAGTCTTAGCTCTTTCAATGCTAATTATTCTAGGAGGATTTAAACCATCTGTCCAAGACAATAAGTCATATCCTTCTACGCTAACAAATAAGTCAGAATGCGATATGCGATATTCCTTGTTAAAATTCAATACTCCTGTTCCGTGAGTAGACTGAAGTACTATTTCTGTACTATCATTAATTATATTATACTGAATTACATAGTCGTAAGAAGGAGATGTAACAAAGTAGAAAGCTCTATTCTTTGCATCATCCTCTATACTTCCAATTGTTTCAGAATTAGCTATATTTAGATTAGTAACTTTTAAGTTACCTTTTACATTCTTTAATACACCAACACCACCATTGTCCTCAGAAATAACCATTACATTTTCTGCATCAGTCATTTGACCATTTGGTGTCAATCTTTCATCAAAATCTTTGTTAATCGTTGCCTTTAGGAAATTATTTTTTATTTTAGCCATTTCTTTCTACCATTAAATAATATGAATAATTCACCACCTCTTAAATCTAACATTCTGATATTAGCATTTTGTAGGTCTCTATAGTAGTCTTTCTTAGCTCTATTAATTATGTATTCCTGAACACCATACTTATTATTCAAGATAGCGTACTTAACGTAACTATATAAAGCTTGCTCAGCTAATTTATTCACCATTACTTCGTCTCCGTTGTTATACTCAAGACCATCAGACACATACTCTAATACAATTACTCTGCCACCAATATTAGAGGAAAAAGACATTACGCCTTTTCTCTTATCTATACTGAAGTATCCATTCGCATTAAGTGAAGGATTAATACCGTAGTTAGGACCAGTTAAGTCGTGATTACAAAAACTATTATCCCTACTAATTACTCTTTCATTGTACTTTTTAAATGTTTCTGTTTCATTAGCCTCTAATGGGTATCCATTTTCATCAAACAATATATTGAATTCGTGGTCTTGTAAATAAGCTGTACCAATTAATGTTCTTGAATCTTTAGACAATGTTCTTAATAGTCCATCAGCACCTAGCACAGAAACCCTAACATAAGAAACAAAGTCGTGAGGAAGTGTAAGCAATAAAGAATCACTTAACTCCAACTCTACAACCTTAACTTCTTTTAATGTATCGTAATTGAATTCCTGAATACCTCTCTTAAAATGCTGTAATACATTATATCTCTTTACATTAGATAATAACCTATCGTCTCCAATTTGTTCTAACATAAAATTATTAACCAATTGAGATAGAGATACATACTGATAACTACCCCAATTATCCTCATTATTATAGTAATCTATTGGTGGTAAAATTTGGTGTGCCATCTATTATATTTTATAATTGTTCGTTACTTATACTTGCAGCCTCCATTGTTTGTGCTACCTGAATTACGTCATTCTCTCTAATTTCAATACCACAATACCCTAATATCTTTATAACTAAATCAGAAAAAAATTGTTCTGGTAATTCAAAATCTTGATAGTCAAGAGACGATTGATTAAACAATGGATTACCTCCTATATTTTGATATGTCCACTTCGGAGTCTTTGGTTTTCTAATGTAAGTTCCTATTAATTTTATAGTTATATCTAAAATTGGAAATACCCTATATTCTCCATCAACACTAATATATACTGGATACTCAATTGTAGGGGCTATTAAATTATTATTAAGAAGTTTTGTTATCTCTAATTTACTAACCTCTTCTATATCTATTCTATTAGAAAATATATCTTGACCTCCGTTAATTATTTCTAATTTTATACCTCTATAGAAATCATTAGGAGTAAATTTATACACACCAGGTCTTAATATAGTTAAATCTCCTTCAGATACAAACATGTCGAATACCTCCCTAATATGTTTTGGTATATCTGAGAATTCAGAGTGATACATTCTTGCATTTTGCTTAGATATAGCCTTAGAATATTTGTGGAATAACTCTTCGAATATAGCCATTTGTGCTAATTCAGAATATAAATTAAATTCCAAAGGACTGACATATCCTCTGTTGTCTTTATTTAATATAGCTAATACCGTAGTATATACTTGATTTATCATTTGTAAGTAAATTTATTTGCAAAGATACAAAATAAAAAAAGAGAGGGGTTTCCTCTCTAATTTTAACTACCTAACCTATACTCTGCTTTCGCTGTCCAAGTAATCAGTCTGTTATTATTTTATCTTACTTTGAACGTACTTATTAAAGGCTTTTCCTTCGTCTGTATCATTCATCCATCTTGCAAGCGTATTAAACTTGTCTGTCTCATCAAATGGAACTTTACACAATAATGTTTCGCCATTATAGAATGCATTTCCTTTGTACTGAGCAAGATTTAATTCTGTAGCTCTTACAGCTAATCCTTTCAACTTAGTTAAATCATCTGAAGCTAACTTCATAAAACTTTCTGGGTTTGATTTAGCGTACAAGAATACATCTCTCTTAATTTCCGCTGTCTTCTTAGACAATATAGAACTACCATACAATGATAATGCAATGCTCTCAACCTCAGATATGGTTAATGCCATAGCTGTTTGCAATGCTTCCATTTCAATCTCTAATGAACTCAATTCTTTCTCAGCAATTTCATCTGGTCTAAATTCTTCAAACACAATACCATTATCAGGAGTAATGTCTAAGAATTTTTGTAATTGTGGATTTGTTCTTGGGACGGTAAGTTTTCCGTTTTGAAAGATAATTGAACCTAAAATAACGTCTCCGCTTTGTTCGTCTTCAAATACCGACATTTGATTTGTTCCATAACATAAACTCTTTAATGTTTTTTCTTCTTCATCAAAGAATTGTAATGGAGACCCCTTCTTATGTCTATTTCTTAAGAATAGTTGCATAGGTGGGTTTTTCGCAAGCAAGATATACGTCTTATCTTTTACTGCTTCTTCAGTTTTTTTAGCTTTTACTGCCATATTAAATTAAATTAGAATTATTTTGCAAAGATACGAAATAAAAAAGAGGGGAATTAACCCCTCTTTTTGTAAGAAAATATTTCTATTTTTTATCCACGAACTAATACGAAGTTGTTTCTTCCCATTGTACATAAAGCACGCTCAGTCAACATATGCATTTGGTTAGCATCTAAGTCAGAGTTATTAGCTCCACCAGCTGAACCAACAGTCCATACTTTGTAACGTCTATCTTCAGTAGCTGATTTACGGTATTTAACATGTAAGAATGGTAAAGTAGCGTTAGCCCCTAAAACCTCATCTCTAACAGTTTTTGTTCCAGAAGGACACATAACACCATTGATTGCAGCATTACCAGAGAACAAACCACGAGCAGTTGGATCATCTAAGTATTTCCATTGAGATTTGTAGATTTCGTAACCAGCAACTTTGAAACCTGTGAAACCTAAGTTTAAAGCTGTATCCTCACTGTTATTGAAAGCTCCGTAAGAAGTACCTCCAACACCGTAAGAATTTTGAGCAGCTAACAAGTAATCAATAGCTCTATCTTGTTCGAAATCATTCATCATCATATATTCAGAAATAGCACCTTGTTTGTTTAAACGAGATAAGATTTCATCTACATCATCCATAGTAGAGATTACACCAGAGAATACGTTACCTTGAGCAACAGCTTCGAAGAAACCTTCAGTACCTGTGTACCCAGCAGTAGCAGCGGCAGAACCACTTTCAAAAGAAACACCCTCTACCATACCCATCTCGATATAGTCATCAAAACGCATACGAGATTGCGCTCTTGATTTTAAGTACCATAAGTACCCATTACCACCTTCTCCTTCAACTTCAATCCAACCAACTTGAGCCATATCAGAACCATTAACTTCATCTAATTCCTTGATGATGATTGGTTTGTTGTCAAAGATGTCTGGAGTAGCCTCTAAAGATTCAGCTCTACCATTAGTTCCTTTTCTGTACTCATTAGAGTAAGTGAAAGCTTTAATAGCTGTAGTAGCAAATCCTGTAAATCCTGTAGTAGTAGAAGCAGCAACTGTAAATGTATTAGCATCTTCAGCAGTTACAATACCTTTAACCTCTAATGTACCATCATTTAAGATTACAGTATCATTTAAACGGAAAGGGTGAGCCGTTAAAGTGAAAACACTAGAAGAACGTGTAATACCTGTACCAACTGGTCTTAAACGACCTTCTTCAGACCATTTAATTAAGTCAGATTGGATAGCCATCTCTTGACCCATTTTCTCTAAGAAACCTTTTAATGATTGGTTTCCGTAACGAGCGAATTCTTTTTCATACAATTCAGGTAAGAATTGATTTGTGAAGTCGAAATCAGAAGCATCTAAGTAGTTGCTATTTAAGATTTCTTTTGTTGCAGTAGGAGTTAAATTAACTCCTGGACTTGAATTTAATGCCATTTGTGTGTGTTTTTGTTTTTTTTATTATTTCTTTTTATACTAATTTAAACTTTGTGCCAGTAGATATACTCTCTGGCGATCTACGCATTCCCATATCTATGTTCTTACTATTTCTAACCTCATCCTCGATTGTCTTAGCCTTAGCTGTTTCATATACGTTTGATAAGATTGATTCATAATTCATAGCTACATACAATGCCTTGTGGTATCCTTCAGGGTCTTTAATAAAACCGTTTTCATCTAAAAACTTCCCTAAGAAATTCATAACATTTGATTGTGTCTCTTTTGTAGATTGAATATTTGTAGGTTTATGATTGATAACTTCTTCACCAACTTTAAACTCAAAACCTTTGAATTCATTGCTAAATAAATTATCAGTCTCCTTCAAGAATATTTCATTCTGTTTCTGAGATAATTCCTCTTGCCCTTTAATTGAATCTACAAACTCCTTAGCACTTTTATATTCAGCTGGAATTTCTGTATCAATAGACCCTAATGGTACAGCATATTTTTCCTTTTGTTTATTAAAGTATTCTAAGGCATCTGCGTGAGCCTTCTTAAATGCACGAGTCTTTTTTCTTATATCCTTATCGTCATCAAGATCTTCATCATAAGCGTATGCATCTAAAAATTCATCTTGAATATCCTCATTGTCGAATTCAGGATTCATTTCTCGCATATACTTCTTAACAATATCTTGTTCGTCTAATTCAGAAAAGTCTTTTTGGTATTCTAAAAAATCATTATACCCTCTACCTGTTTCCTCTTTAAACTCTAAGTACTTCTTAACATCTTCTGGTAATTCCTTGCCTTCGCCTCTAGGAGCTACCTTAGATAATAATTCTTCCTTAGTCTTAAGGTATTCTAATACGTCATCGTCATTATTAAATGTAAGAACTTGTTTGTCTTCTATAATATCATCAGGTGTATCATCTGTCGTTGTAACCGAATCTGTAATTTGGTTGTTCACTTCAGATGCTCCTTCATTGTCAATGATCACATCATTATTTTGAACATCAGAGTACTCAGACCCTTCTAATTTCATTTTAAACATATAGTATTTGATTTAATTAAATTTCTCTGCAAAATTACAAAATAATAGTTTTTATTTATCGTGGTTAAAATTCTGATAATTTAAACATATAGTTATTTCTATCTTGGGGAAAAAGCATCTAAAGAAAACCCATCAAGACTATCCTCATTACTCTCGAATGACACCGCAGGTAAATCTTTTTTACGTTGCTCTATCATCTTAGATTGTTGTGAAGCTTGTAACTTTGTTCTCTCGTCTTTTCTGTCTTCCTTCATAGTTTCCTTGCTCTTCATACCATCAACCTCAATCCCCTTAAGTTGCATTTGGTATCCAAACTCTTTCTCCATAAGCATAAGCTTCATTTCAACTTCAGCCTTCATCTTCTCTATCTCGGCAGCTACTCTTGCTTGTTCTACCATAGCTTTACTCTGACCTTCTAACTGAATTAACTGAGCCTTACCTTCTGAAGCAGCTTGAGCAGATTGTATATTGCCTTGAGTTTGAGCGTCGATCTCTTGCATTTTTTGCTCTTGTCTCTCCTTCATTCTCTTCTCCTTCTTAATGGAAAGGTATTTAGAGGCTAATGATAAATTCTTAATACCAAGAATAGCATACTTATCTTCTACTCCAAGATTTCCTTGTTGAATTTCAAATGTAATATCCCCTTCTAATTTAGCTCTTTCTTCTTCGTCAGGTGTTAATTCGATATTTATAGCAAAGTCGTGGATATACATATTCTTAATCTTATCCAACGCTGTAACATTATTAGCTGATATTTTGTTTATCAAGTCTTGTTTTGTCTCAGAGAATTGTAACACGTCTGCAATACGAATTGTAATACATTTAGCTAACTCTCTAGTTACAAACATACTACCTGCTAATATATGTCTTGTTGCTACGTTTGAAGAATATGCTGCCATCTTTTGAATACCAACTAAACTATTCTTATCAGGGTTACTAGCATCAATAGCTTGATTAATCCCTGTTACAGAGGCAATCATATCCATAGATATTTGAATTGAATTCCATAACGAACTAATCTTGTCTTGACCTGATGAATGTCTAATCTCTTGAATAGGCACTTTAGCATTATTAAACTCACCTCCTACGTTAGAACTTCTACCTATAACAGAACCTGTTTGGAAGTACATATTCATCGCGTCTTCAACAGTGTATTTATTTCCACCACCAAGATTAATACCTACTAGTCCATCAACATCAATGTATTGACCATCAGGAACAACTCTTTGTTTTATTTGTTGTAGCTTTAACCAAGACATTTGAATGTCATCTGCGAATGGTATCATTCTGTTCACAGTTGAGTCAATATATCCTTTATACATTTTAGGAGCAATACCAATGTAGTTAGGCTGTACTTTGTTTAGGTTTGATTTCTCCTTAACCATATTTTTAGAAACCTCCCACTTTAATAAGATGTTTGTTCCTAGTACCAATATACCTTCAAACCACACCTCTTCAATCTTAGTTAATTTCTCGAAGTCAGCATCACCTGTTCCTTTATATACAAAGTCGTTATCTTTTGCAATAACTTTTAGTCCGCCCTTTGAATTCTTTTTCTTCTTCCAAACCTTCTCTCTTGATGTTTTATAATTAAAGTATAGTAAACCTAATTTACCATCTATTACATCTTGAGATTGACCATTAAGGTTTAATTCATAGTAATTATTCCAAGACGAAGATATGCTTTGTAGTCTTTGTCTTTGTTCTTCAGTTAGATTCGGAAACTCCTTATAAACTTCTGATAGGTTTGTATTCTTATATTCTCCGTAGTAGAAGCAATCTTGAAAGTAAGGGTCTTCTGTGTATGACCAAATTAAGTTTGCAGGGTCAACGTATTCAATTTTAATTCCGTCTCCAGGAACAAATCTATGTTTCCCAAAACCAACACCAACCTCGATTATATCCTTCTCTATTTTTCTTCTTGTAATTTCATTGTAGTTATTCTCTTTAAATACAGTTTCAACAGCTATCTCAACAGCTTGTTCAATTGGTGGCTTAAATTCAAACTCCATCTTGATATCTATCTCATCTTCGCTTTCTGGTATTTGATCTAAAGGCACAGAAGCTAAATCAAAACCTGTCTGTTTCTTAGCCTCCATAATGAAGTCCTTAGCAATCATGTCTGTCTTAAGATTCTCTCTCTTCTTTGATTTTTCTTCAACAGATGTAGGGTCTACTGCAATAGCATTAATCGAGAATTCTCTTTGAGCCATTCCATTAGCAATTATATCTACATACTTAGGGATAACTGGTATAACCTTCCAATCTAAATTCAAATAAGACATATCTCCATTAACAGCGAAGTACTCCTTGTATCTTGCAACACTCTGCAATCCATTAGCATACATTCTTCTCTTGTGAAATTCATCTCTTTGTTGATAATACTTACAGTTTGAACCCTCTCTCTTGAACCACTCGTATTGAATGGCCTCAGCAACTTGTCTACCAAAATCACTTCCCTTTTGAACCTCAAATGGTACGTTTTGATTTGGAAAACTTCTGTAAGTAATGGAAATACCTTCCGCTTTCTTCTTTATCATTTTTTACTTTATTTATTATAAGTCTTAAAATTTATAACTATATCCTCAGCAACTTTTTGTACTGGGGCATACATTTTTCTGTTTACTGCCATTATAGCTAAACCAGAACTAATAGATGCATCAAACTTTGTTCTATTGTTAATATCAAATTTCATCCAATCCTTTAACGTATCATTAAATACTATATTTTGTGGTACTTCATCGTCATCTGCATTACTACCAACATATTTATCTATGTAAGATTCAATAGCTGTTGCGTGCATCTGCTTAACATCCTCAGAGGAGTTAGGCATACCTCCTAATTCCTTTTCTGTTGGCGAAAGCCTATTCTCCGCCTTATCAAACCTTGTTATACTAAAACCTCTATACCCCCTATTCTTAAAGTGGTATAGCAAACGTGGCTTATTATTCTCTGCCAATATAGGCATACCATAAAATACACACGCCATTAATACGTCTTCAAAAAATATCTCCGCTGTCTTTGGTCTTGCTACATACTCTAAGAAGAATGTGTGATTAGGTGCATTAGAAAAACTAAATCCTGTTAGTCCGTGTAAAGCTCCTTTCGAAGCTCTATTTGTATCTTCATCATAAGACCCATCTTTTCTAACACCCTCTACTGTTCCTGATATATCGTATGTATCACAGCCAAAAGCACCTATATCTCCATTTAATGGATATTTTGAGTGTCCTCCTGGACCACTTTTTGTTTCAAATTTATTTCTCATCTCCTCAGGTGGTATCCAAGATAGTTTAAATCTTCCTTTTTCGTTAGGATGCCAATCAACTATTGTATCCTTAATACCGTCTCTCCATTGGAAATTACCAACCACAATCTTGCTATCAGCATCGTGGTCTTCATTTATCTTTATTTGGTCTATTATCTTTTCTATGTTAAAGGTAGATTGTAGCAACTCATCTCTAAACGCCTCATCTATAGTCATAGGGAACGCTCTTAATTCCTCATTATAAGAAATATCACTTTCCTTTCTCTTGCTACTTCTCTTAGCTTCTAAGAACTGAACACTACCAATAGTCTTCTTATCTCCGTACACATTGTAATAAAAACTACCCTTCTCTATAACTTCGTGGCAAACACCATACTTATCTGTAAATTCCTCCATATTCTTGTGAGCTGGAAGAAAGTAAGAGTATAAACCTGATGGCGTTCTACCTGTAATCTTATTTCTCTTCTTAATACTTGATGATTTATAAAGCTTGAAGAATTCCTCTCCACCCTTATTCATCGCATTAACTGTTGATCCTATAAATGCCTTACCTACAATTTTACCACCTGTATCGAATGTTGGTGATACTTGACCCCAATGCTTCTCAAAGTTAGCAGGTTTTTCCCACTTAGATGCCTCGTCTCCAAGATACCTAAACATTTTTTGACCATCATAAGCCGAATCTTTTGTTGGCAAGAAGTCTACCAATGTATTTAAGTAGTCATCTGTATTTGTGTCTCTATTCTTCTTAGATAATTTACTCTTATCTTGTGGTCTTGCAAAATCTAATGCTTTTTTGGAATCTTCAATACCCCTTACAATAGGTTTAAAGAAGAATGGTAAATTAAGGAATGCATAACTAAACTTAGAGAATGCCTTTGCGGCATCATCATTAGTCTTTGATGTCATACCTATCCTCGCATTTGAAGTTGAGGTTGCATCGTTAAGTAGTTGACATATAATTTGATATGTGTAACCTGTACGTCTTGACTTTACAAACAACTCACCCAAACATCGAGGGTCTACAATACAAGCCTCTGTGAAATAAAACATATCTCTCTGTGCTGTCCTGAAGTCCATATATCCACCCGAATCCTCCATCTTTACCCACTGAAGCGCAAAGTAGTGACTACCAGTTAGATACTCTGGTTTACCATTATTCATAAACCAAATACCCTCTCTTCTTCTTCTGAATTCCTCTATAATATATTCAGTGTATGCTTCTGCATTTTCTTGAGATAGACCATTTGGGATATCTAATCTTCTCCAATATTGGTCTTCCTTCTTCTTGTCCCAGAATAATATATCTTTTCTATAAGGTACTTTTGGTAAGGTGATATTTAAACCACTAAGGTTTATTATTTCACCTTTCGTACCGTTAGGGTCTAATATAATTGAATCATTTTCTTCATCATACCACTCCTTATAATAATTTTTTCTTGGTAGAAATTCTCCGCAAGCAAACTTCTCAGGATACCCTCTCTTAAATTCATTCTCCTTAAGATTAATTTTATCGGCATCTATTTGAAGTCTTAATTCAATAAGCGATGAATCAATCTCTACAATTGCCTGGTGAATTGAAGGTTTAACTGAAATAGCTAAGTGGTGTTTTGATGGATCTAAATCATCATAGTCAATCTTTGAACGTAAAGCGTCTCTAAGGACTCCTAAGGCAATATCTCCAGCCTTAACAAGTCTTACTACATATTTCTTAAATTTATCCTCAGAAGGAGCATTTGTGCTGTTTTGCCACCTAAGCAGTAATTCCTTACCATACTTAAATGAATCAACCTTAGCCTTTACAATAGTCTTTACCTTATCAGGTTCAATTAAAGACATATCAGTGCTATACTCTAACCCTTCGATTACAGTTTCAACAGCTATCTCTATATCTTTACTTAATCCTATCATAAATGCAGTATAATTCTATTTTGATTAATCATATATAACTTCTCATCAAATATCTTGAACTCGTATTCTGAATCCTTCTTAACACCAATCAATGAACCTTCAATTAGATTAGTCATATCTTTGTTCTTATACTTTAAGATACATATCTGTTCATTCTCTTTATATCCTTCATACTTATCATTAATAGTTGTAGGCGCTATAAAACAAAATGGAGGTAATGCAATTTTATCATCACCTTTTATAACCATATAAGCCAATTCCTTCTCAACATAAAACAAGTCATCTTTAATATGATATTTACTCTCCAAAGGAAACCCTTGATTATTATATTGAGTTCTAAAGGTATTATGGTGTACAACTATTATATCTCCAATCTCCACATCTCCTTCATAACCAATAGGCGTTGATACTACCTCTGCAAGTCTTTGCGTGAAGTTGTGGTCCTCAACAGATATATTTAAAATTAATCCGTTAGATGAATTGTTAGAATACCTCTCTTTATTGAAAGGTTTTACTATGAAATAATGTGGACTCTTCATAAAACTATAATTGCGTATAGTATTCAATATGAATTACATGACTTAAATTAAAAGACTTCCATATAGCCTTTATATCGCTATCTACTTCCTTTACATAGATGTCAAAGAACATATCTTCCTTTATTATATCTGAAACTACTCCAGAACCACCAAATACATTGCTGTTCACTTGGTAGTGCATAATATTATTATTATCCATCTTAACGGATATCTTTCTTACTAAATTCATATTAAATTAAATTAAAAATATATGCAAAGATAATTAAAATATAGGAATACCAATTCCTAATGAAATATAAGGCTTTAACGTTTGTGTTTCATATCCAACACCACCTTTTAATAATATCTTATTCTTTATGTTCCAATCAATTCCTAAATTCAATTGATTGTTTGTATTGTATGACGCTGAAACAAAAGCTTTACTTCTATCTCTGTATTTTGTAATTGTGGTTTCTCTTATTGTATCATTAACTTCTATCTCTGAACAGAAATATAATAATTCTCCAGTTGTTGTAATGTGGGCAATACCTTTAACTCTCTTGCCTTCTATTGGTTGATTGTATACTCTTGCTGTAATTGACGTTGAATCTGGTTTGTCTAAATACACTAAAGACGTATCAGTTTTTCTTACGTATACAGTCTTGTACTTAGTAACAATCTTATTGTCCTTTGCTTTTAAAGTATCTGTTATCTTTATTACTTTATCTCTATACGTTATTGTTTCAGACACGCCTTTATCTTCGCAGAAATGCAGTAAAGAAAAAGCAATTACAACTCCAATAGCTATAAATATAGCTCGATTTAATATTTTATAATAAAGCATCGTTTAAAAAATTTGATATTGATTCAGATATTGTTCCATCACATAATTCTACTCCATTTGTAATTACGTCTGGATATAGTGTAACTTTTATATTTATAGGTCTTTGTCCAACAGTAGTGCTAAGAGAAGAAAAATTAAATGGGAACGTGATATAATCACTAGTTAATAAAACATTAGTATTAAATATATCTGTTCTTGTTCTTTTTATTTCAGCATCTGATTCAAACTCAATCAGCACCGAAGCGACGTTAACATTACTTGTTGTGTTCTTAAATATAGGGTCGTTAAACTTGATTCTTATAGAGTTTATAGGACTTATAACATCGTATACATAGTTTTGACCATCTGAAAAATGAGTAGTATTTGTTAAGGAGTCTCTAAATTCAATATGATTTACATATGGTCTATTATAGTAGTACGAGTTAATTGTATAAACACCGTCGTTTGATTCAATAGATACGTTGTCCCCATTTACTAATTCTTGAACTTCAATGGTAGGTATATCAGATAAATAAGCAACTGTCCCATTAGCACTTTGAAATGTAGCTATTTTTTCTACAGTTAAGCCTGTAGGCTTTTGAATTTTAAATCTATCTCCCTCTGAAGAATCCATCAAAGCTAAATATCCGTTTCCAACTTCAAGTATTTTTTTTTCAAATACATTTTCAAGAATAAAGTGGCTTTTATCTGAATATACTTTTCCGTAATCTTCTATTTCTTGATCATATAAAAATAAAGACCCTATTTTAGCGTCTTCCTGAGATATATTACCTTCAGATAATACAGAATCTAAATCTTGTAGATTTGCATTGATTATAGATGTAATATCTATTTCTGTAAAATCACCCGATACAACCTGAGTTTCTCCTTCACCATACACATCATTGTTTTTTCTAAATATAAATGTTCTACCATTTAAAATTAAAAATACGATTTCATAGTGTAATACAACTATTGGCGTAACCGAGTTATTAAAGTAATCTTCAGGAGTTGTTTCTTCCGAATCATTATCTACAATCGTAGTTATCTTCAAATTTCCTCCAACTTCAGGTTCAAGACCAGATAAAACAAACTCCCTAATAAGTCCTGCTGGAAAGTTTTTTGTTTCATTGTTATTGTCTGCATCGCTTCCAATTATAATATCGTTGTCTGATATTAAGGTGTCTATTGTGTATGTTTTTATTCTTGCCATAATATATTTTTAATTATAAACTCTAATTTCTATTGGTGTGTTAAATAGCAAACCATTAACATTAGTATCTATTTCAGATGTAGCTATAGCTACATAATCAATATTATTATCGTTTATATAGTAGTTTGCTTGGTGCCCTCCTGTGTTTTGTAAAAACAATTGTGTTTTTTCTATAGGAAAAGCTCCAACTAAAGTACCAAGATAAAGACCTGTACCTATATAACTCCAAACAACTGTTCCGCCTAAAGTATTTTCTAAAACTGTAGCAACAGGAGCATTAGCCCCTGTTTGAGATAATAAGGCTGTATATACTTTATACGGTCTTACATCTAGTCCATTTAAGATATAGTTTTTTAGTTCTGAAATTAAGTAATTCTTCGTTTTGTCAGAATCATTAAAATCTGTACCAATTAGTTTGTCGTTTGCATTAATTGTATTGTCGTTTGCGTATGTCTTTATTTTTGCCATATTGTTTTATTCTTTTATTTCAAAATGTTGCCAATCGTAATTCTTCTCTCTACCTAATGATATAAATCCGTGCTTATAAAATATATCAATCATAGGCTTATATTCTGGTCTAGCAAATCTTGCTGTCTTTGACGTTTCTTTTAATTGGTTTCTTGCTGGATCTAAGTCTATACTGATTCCCCAAGAATGAGTACTCCAATCATCTCCTCCACGCATCTTTCTAAAGTTAAAACAACCTCCAAACAAATCAATACCAAGTTCTACTATTTTGTTATACCCATAAACCCTATGTATCTCATTAAATACAGCAAGGAATCTAGCACCAACTAATTTATGACATCTTATCTTAGTAACTTTTGTATCTGTATCCCAAGCCAATCGCATAGGATAAGGTAGGTTAATCGTCATAAGATAACCGTCGCCAGTTACATTAGGTTTTCCGTACTTAGAAATTATCTCCCTTGTTGTCATTTTTTTTATTCTTTAATAATTCAATAGTCTTCATAACTGTATAAACAATAGAAACACAAAGTAATAAAATTTTTAATGTAGACTCTACATTTGAAAAACTAATTGCCATCGTAATTGAATTCAATGAGTATAATTTTAAATCGTTAAGTGACATTATTATTCTTTGCTTTAATTAAACGTTCTGCTATGTTTGTAGCGCCTTCTACAGCTATATACATTGTAGCTACTATTGTCCAGTTATCTGAATCAACTTTACTAAAGAATAATGCAATTGAAGCAACAATAAATACTGTTAACTTCCTGCTTATCCACTTCTTTAAGTAAAGGTCTATTTTTTCATTTCTACTCATAGTATTATGCCAATTATCAAACCTCCTAAAATAGATAATAAAATATCAGTTTTAGAATAAGTTGCTTTAAAATTCTTTACCTGCTCAGTCTCCCATAGATGTCCCACTATAGCGCATAACCAACAACCTATTAATAAACCTAAAGAGTTTGGTAGCAATAAGTTTGGAAGTAATGCAATTAGGCAACCTCCTGCAATATGCAAGAGACTCCTATGTTTCCAGTTCTTTGTTAATTCAATTATTTTCTTCATTAGGTATATAATCAATAGTTTCTAATTGCGATAGTTCGTGCCATATTTCATAAAAACACTCCGCAGTAAGTACGTTAATACCTACTACCCAATTATTATTCTTATCTTTTATAAACTCTAAAATATTACCATTATTTTCGTAATTATTTAAAGCGTTGTATTGTTCAGTATTTGCTTTTAGTACTAACATATTATAAAGAATTTAAATAAGTGTTAACAGCTGTTATAATTGCAGAATTTTCAGAAATCATACTTTCGCCCATCATATAAAATGATATTGTATGCGCTCCGTAAATAGGAGTTCCATCAGGACCAGACCTTAAAATAAATTGATTTGAATTTACCATAGTTGCTGAAGTTGCTGTTCTGCTTTCTCCTGTTGTATCGTTAAATAGTTGTAAATTTGTTGAGCTTGTACGATGTATAGATTTCATTCCACGAGTTGCAGTAAAACTAAACGCTCCACCTGTTAAAGCTACATTTGAGTTAATCCTTTGATTTGATATTAAATTTCTAAACATTAAATTTCTATCAGTAGTTCCACACCCATCAAAAACACCTGTACTACTTGCCGTATCCATAAATACAAATCTACTTGCGTTATTTTGAGTATATTTAACGCCTGTAAGTGGATTATAATTAGTATTTATATAGGCTGTTCCACCGCCTTGAAAACCTTTTTTAGGTACAAAAGTTGGTGCATTAACTAAAGTTGCTAAACGTGTCGGATTTCTCCAATCTATACGAGCAAAACTTTGATTAGAATTTGTAGCTAAAACTAAAATATGGTCAGCTTTTGCCCACGCTCCTGATGCTTTTAAATCAATTACTAATTGATTTTGTTTTAATTTTTCAGCATCATTTGGCAAAGTGAAACTTTCTGAAATCGCTTTATTTAAAATAGCTTGATAATCAGCATCGTATTTAACTCCAGAAGCCCTATTTGCTCCTATTGCATTTGCTATTGCTATAAACATATTACCAAAGAGCTAAAATATTATCTGCTGTTGTTCCTGTTGAATAAACCCTAACTACTTGAACTGGCAAGAAACTACCATCTTGGAAGTTTGTAAAAGTTACCTTATCTCCTCCAACAGTTAACACCTCTAAATCCCCCTTTGTACCAACGTAAAGAACACAACCTCTATTCGGTGTTCCTGCTTCTGAAGATAATGATGGAATATTAGCCGTATTACTTGGTGTTACAACTACTGCTCTATTTGCCTGTAATTTTTGATATGACATTTTATTTTATATTTTTAAGTTATTATTTTACCATAGTTTTGTGCAAGCTAAATGTCTTGGCGTACCAGGTTTAGCTGTAGCACACTTGTGTCTTGCGTGAAAATTCTTTTTTCTTTTACTATCCTTATGTTTTGTAAAATCAGAATATCCTTTAGCACCTGCGTGAACTAAAGTTTCCTTTCCGTTTACACAATACTTCTTCATTATTTTTTTAGATGGTCGAGTAGATTTCCTAACCTCTCCACACTTCATACTGCTTTTTACTGATTCTGCCATAATCTTAATAAATCTCTGCAAAGATACGAAATAAAAAAAGTGTATATTTGCAATATAAAAAATCAAATTTATTATGGTTATAAAAGAAGTTAAATTTAATCAAGAAGCAAAAGAGCCTTTAATTAAAGGCATCTCAACAGTTTGTGATGCAGTTGCTACAACTATGGGGTATAGAGGTAGAACAGTATTAATTGAGAGTCCAGGAGGATTGCCAATTGTAACAAAAGATGGTGTATCGGTAGCAGAAAGTATTTTCCTTGAAGATGCTACAGAAAGTTTGGGTTGCGAGTTTGTAAAACAAGCTTGCAGAAAAACAGTTAATGAAGCAGGTGATGGTACAACTGGTACAGCTGTACTTACAAAGGCAATTATCGACAATAGCCAGAAGTATTTAAAGAAGGGTGAGTCAGCAATTGATTTAAAGAATGGTATTGACTTTGCTGTGAAAGAAGTTGTTGAATATATCAAGAGTACATCTAAAGAAGTTGACGATTCGTACTTGTTTGATGTGGCAAGAATATCAGCAAACAATGATTCTGAATTAGGGGAGATAATTGCAAAAGCCTTTATATCTGCTGGAAAGAATGGTGTTGTATCTTACGAGCAATCAGAAAGTTCAGAAACCTATTTAGACTTTATTGATGGTATGCCAATCGCAAGAGGGTATGAATTTGAGGGATTTGTAAATAAACCAGAGAATAGATCAATTGAGTTTAACAACAACCCTTTTATCTTACTATCTAATAGAAGGTTTCAGAATATTACAGAATTACTACCTGTTATAGAGTTTTGTCACCACGCAAAGAAAGAATTACTTATCATCTCTGAAATGGAGTTTGAGGTTATGAAGGTTTTGTATGCTAATAAAAAGAATGGTCTTAAGGTAGCTACAATTATACCACCAAGTATAGGTGAGAAGCGTAGAGATTATTTAACAGATATTTCTTTAGCAACAGGTGGTTTAATTATTGATTTAGATACCTCTACAAATATTGAAGGGTATGATATGAATGAATTACTTGGTAAATGTAGTCGATTGAATGTAACTAAAGATGACACTGTATTGTTCTTTAATGAAAAACCTAATGCAGATAGGGTTCAATCAAAGATTGAAGAGTTAAATAAAGTAATCAAGAATTCAAATAACAATTTAGAAAAAGAATACCTAAGAGACCGTATATCAAAATTAGCTTGTGGTGTTTCTGTAATTAAAGTTGGAGGAACAACTGAGGTAGAGATTAAGGAGAAGATTGATAGGGTTGACGATGCAATTAATGCAGTTAAGAGCGCAATAGCTGAAGGTGTGGTTGTAGGAGGCGGTTTAGCGCTATATAACGCCTCTTTAAAGCTCGTTCCTATATCGAAAGGATATAAGTGTCTACTAGAATCAATTCAAGCCCCTATTCGCACTATTTTAAGTAATGCAGGTATTAAGTTAGATTCAATTGAAATGAACTTACTAACATATCAAGATAACTATGGATATGATGTTAAGGATTATGAAATTGTAGATATGTTTGAGAAAGGAATTATAGACCCTTCAAAGGTTATTAGATTAGCCTTAGAGAATGCTGCAAGTGTAGCTACAACAGTTTTATTAACCAATACCACAATAACACATAAAAGAAGTAACTAATGAAGGTAGTATTAAGTAACATTTTAGTTAAGGAAATTAAGGAAGACGTGAAGACAAGTAGCGGTCTTTATTTAGGAGATGGTCAAGATATTAAGTTTCACAGAGGTGAGGTAATTGAGATTGGAGAGAATGTAGATAAGGTTAATGTTGGAGAGACTATTTGGTTTGATAGACACAGAACATATCCAATTAACTATCAAGGAATCGAGTACTTGGTTATGGGGTATGAGAATGTAGTAATTGTAGAGTAGGTTTTAAATATAGCACAAAAAAGAGAGGGTTTAATCGCCCTCTCTTATTATTTCATCCTCTAAGTGATTTCCTAAACCACCATTTAAAATTTCATTCCTCTTCTTATTGTATTCAACCATAAGTTTTGCAATTCTTTTATCCTTATAGCTTGTTTCGTAGCTATTAAAGAATTTATTGCTTGAAGAGTATTCACTAAGCTCTTCTTGCATAGTTAGTTTCTTATATATACTAGAAACCCTTCTATTTGCCTTTATGGTTAATCTATACAATCTATTTCCTGCAACCTTAATCATTGTATTACCAGGAAGAGCCTCTATCAATCCTAAATCAATAAATCTTTTTATGCTCTTGTTTTTTTGAAGCATTGCAGAGTTATATACATCAAACTCCTTCTTTGAGAATAGTGGTTCTGAATAAAAGTACATAAGCATCTCTATTTCGTCAATAGTTAAATTATACATTACGGAAGCCCATCTCTTTACAATACCATAAAACTTCATAAAGTCAAACTCTCTATTACAAGATATAACCTTTACAACTTTCTTCTTGAGGGGTCTTTTCTTTGACCTCTCGTACTTACGCTTCATTGGTCTATACTTCTTTGCTTTATGTATAGTACTATCTGCAATTGGTTTTATTAAGAAACTATTGATTTCAGACAAGACTTTCTCTTCCTTGAGTGTTTTTTCATTCTGCTCTAAAAAGTCCTTAAAATCGCTCATAAACTACTTCTTTTTGCCTCTAGCCCTCTTATCTCCCGCTGAATCTTTTTTACTTCCCCGATTAACTGATTGTGGTTTTAATATCATACCATTCTTTGTGTGGCTTTGGTCTTTTTTATCACCAACACTACTTGTTCCATTTTTATGGCTCTTTCTATTTGCTTTATTCAATTCAACCCTCTTCTTAACCTGTTCGGGTTTTTTATTGTACTCTTTTTGGTACTCATCCTTTTTTGCTTTAGCCTTAGGATTGTCTTTATAGTACTTAGCAGTTTCTTTCATATTTCTTCATTTCGTTTAATAATTCGTATCTTTCTCTTATAATTAATTCATTTTCAATCAGTTGCTCCGCCTCATCAAGTCTGCCCTCATATACCAGGTCATCTAACTCATCAGAGAATACAATTGAGTTTGATTCTAGTAGCACATCACCTCTCCTATCGTATATAATATCCTCTTCTTGATTACACACAATAGAGGCTATAATTGATATTGGTATTGAAGTTGACATATAGTCATCTTTATCTACGTCGTGTAATTGGTCTATTGAATCGTAAATCATTCTAGCTAATTCATAGTTGTTATCTTCATCTATAAAGTTATCTACTCTATTAAACAATTCTACATTTATTGCAGTAAATTCTGGGCTGTTGCTTTCCATTGATTGTCTGTTACGTTAATTACTTCTGTATATGTGCTTCTACTTATTTCTCTTAATTCTGTTTCATCATTATCAAAGTGTATATCTACTCCTTCCATATAATGTTGTTTCTTATCTCCATCAGTGTAAATCACTTTGTTTATACCGAGTTTGTCGGTTATCTTTATTAAGTCTTGATTAAGGTATTTACCATGCCTTGTCGTAGTTATAATTACATTATACCCACTTTCGATTAACTCCTTAGCATACTCTTGTACCGATGGCAATGACAATGTTGCGTCAAAATCAAAACTTACTGTTATGTTACTATTCTCTACCATATCTAGTTCACATCATTAAAGTACATTTCATCATCATTCTCTTCGTACACAAAAGACCATTTAGTGTAATGATAGAACTTTGCATTTTGCAATAGACTTAATCTATCTAAAATTGCGTAATCATCAACATTAATTATATTGTCATCTATTTTGCCGAACATATCGTAGAAATCAGTACCTATCAAGACCACTACATCAGGCATAGAATCGTCAGATTGAAAATTAACCAATATTTCCCCCTTGAATTTATTTGCTAGTAGTAATGAGAATAAAAATACATTTGGTCTCTTTATCTGTGAGTTAAAATCCTCTATAAATTTTTCAATCATAAGTTAAATCTTTTCACAAAAGTAATAAAAAAAGACCAAACAAAATGAATGGTCTTTTAATTGTAATCTGATTAAGTAATTTAATCTACGATACCGCAGTTACACTGTAGCTTACCCAAGCTGTACTTGATATTCTTAAATATAATAAACCACCAGCTGTGATACTTCTGCAAACAACCTTAGTTCCTACTGGGAAAGTAGCTACTGGGTACGTTGAATTTAAAGTAGCTAATGATAATGCAGATATAGTAGTGTTATTTACCGTAAAATCAACACCATCAATTAAATCCTCTATCGTATAAGGTTCTGTTAAGCTATTTTGTTGAGCTGCTTTTCTCTCTGTTAGATCTGCATCAGTTGAAATACCGATAAATCTTGTTCCTGCTGGAATTGTTGCCATAGTCTTCTTTTTTTATTAATTCGTTATTCTTATTTATTAATTATTAATTATACAATCTTAATTCAAAGTTTATTCTTCCACCATAAGACCAACCAACAGCAGGTGTCCCACTTACCTTATAACTAGCTAATTCAATTGTATCAAAACCTAATAACGAAGGCGTGATTACGTGATAGATACTATTTTGAAGATAGTTTGATGCGCTTAGATATGGATTTGTTAGTGTGATTAGTTCCGATCCTAATACTATATTTATTTTACCAGATACCCAACTAACCGTTACAGTAGTTCCTAAAGTATTTTCTAAAACATTTGTTGTTATAACTGAACTAGATTCTGGAATTATTTGAGCTACATAAGATTTATAATTCTGTAAAGCTACCGTACCTGAAGCGTCTGGTAAGGTTATTGTTTTATTACCTCCAACTATGCTACTAGGACACTGTAAAGCAACTGCGCCAGATGTTTTACCAAATGATACATTACTTGGAAACAAACTAACAAAATTACTATCATCATTCTTTTTAATGTTTATAAATTGAGGTATTATCTGTACAGTCTGTGAAGAATTTGAAACTGTACTTCCTAATTCAATAGTTTGTTGTAAAGTCTGAGTAGCTCCAGCGCCTTGCGGTCCTGTAGGTCCTTGAACACCTTGAATACCTTGCGCCCCCTGAGAAGCTAATAAAGCCCATTTTGTTGTAGCTATTTCTGGGTTAGAGTTGCCTGTACCTGTAACTGCTGAAATACAGAACCAAGAAGATCCGTTAAATCCTACAGCGTCATCTACTGCGTATGATGTATTTGTATTCCAAGCTCCTCTCCATTCTAATCCTGCTGGTCCTACTGGTCCTGGAGGTCCTGCTGGTCCTTGAACTCCTTGAGGTCCTTGAGATCCTGCTCCGATTGTTGCTGTAATATCCTCTAATGTAAAGTACTCTGACTTTCTATCTACCTTAGTACCTTTCTTTTCGGTTAGGTCTGTAAACGCAGGGTCTACACCTAAAAACTTTGTTCCGCTTGGAATTGTTGCCATATTTTATGTTTTCTTATTAATTTGCTATTCTTATTTTGTTCAAATCTTTAAGCGCTTTCAGGTCTTTTGCTGTAAGTGTTTTTTTATTCCCAGTATTAACTTTAACAAAGTTTAAATTATTACTAGCTCTATTGGCGTAATCTGTACTGTCTCTTACAAATTGTTTTCTAAACTCAGGATTAAATTTTTCTCCAGATTTAGTTGTTGTTTTAGCCTCGCTAACTACCTTTCCTTTTGAGTCCAATACTCTATCTTTTTGACCAGACTTTCCGTAGTCATATCTCTTAGGGTATTGTTTTACTTCAGCTTTACCTCCAGAGTATTTAACTCCGCTTGACTCGAATTTACCTTCTTTTACGTTTTTATCAATTTTTTTTGCGCTTTCAGTAAATCTCTTTGTATATTCAATGTTAGGTGTAGTTGGTGTACTAACTGTTTTCTTAGTAGTTACGATTGTCTTCTTCTCGTCTTTCTTAACCGCTGGTGTTTTAGCAGGTGTTGTTTTAGCAGGTGTTGTTTTAGTTACCTCTTTTTTCTTTTCTTTTAAAGCTATAGCCATATCTTTATTATTTTATTTGTTAAAATGTTTTGCTTAATGTAAATATCTCTGAATAAATTGAATCTGCTGCATTAGCTGAACCCCATTTAGCGGTTACATCTAGCGTGTTATTTATTGTTGTATTGAATGTATTTATAGTACTAAAGTTAGTTCCCTCAAATGCCAATCCAGCATTTCTATTATATGAGAATATACCGCCAGACGCTACAGATCCATTACTACCAACACTTCTGACTGTAAAGTATATGTTTAACTCCCAGTGTCTATTACTTATGGTATCTAAATCAATTATTCCTGTATCAGCAAGTATTACAGATCCTGCCTTAATATTTAATCTTAAGGTTGCAGCTGAGTTGCAAGATATATGACCAATTAACTTTGCGTGATATGAATCCCCAACCTTAAATGCATTTGCAGGAACAGATAATGATCCAACACCACTACCAATTAAACTACTCTCTGTAGCTGTGTTTGCTATTGGAGTGCTACTTGTTGTTTGAGCGAATAGACCTACTAGTGGATTTATATAGCCATAAATATCTTGTAGCGAGTAGTATTCGGTTTTTGAATCATTAAGAGACCCTTTCTTCTCGCTTAAATCAACCTTAGAGGAATCTACGCCTAAGAATCTTGTATTGGTATCTATAGACATAATCTATTTCTTCTTAAAAGCTGTACCCATTTTTTCTTTCTTCTCGAAAGCTTTACCTTCTTTTTTCTCGTGCTTAGCCTTAGCTGTTTTAGAAGTGTATTTTTCTTTTCCTCCGTATTCTTTAATCATTTTTTTCATATCGTAGAATGTTTTTATTTTTGATTTGCAAAGATACAAATTATTCAACCACCTTTATAAAGTTTCCATTCTTATCGTGTAGTGTAGTTAACTCAAACTTTTTATCTAAACCACTAAGTACCACTTCGTTTAATTGAAATACCATTTGAAATACATTGAAGTCAACTGAGCCTCCGTTATCTTTGTAGTATCTGTAAAACCAACCTATATCAAATTGATTGGTATTCCTCATTTGAATGTATTGTTCTCTATATTTCATAATTAATTAATTTTTTGTAAACATAATCTGTTATATATTCTCTCCATTTTTCCGCCAATTCTATTATATATTTTTTTTAGCTTTATTAAATTCTACAGAAGCTTCTTCTATGGTATCAAAATAACCTACAAGTTCCTGTTTACCATATTTACCTATAGTAGCCCTTATATTGTTCCTATCATAAGACACACCTATAGGTAATTGTCTTGTTTGATTCTTAAATATTCTATTAATTTCTGATGGAATGAAACAACAAGTCTCAGGAGAATATATTTTACAATTGATATGAAAAATATCTTTATCTAGATGCCAAGTACTATCCATCCAATGTTTCCAATTTTTTTCAAACCATTTTGAAAAGTTTTGAAAATTATGCCACTCTTCGCATACAGTTACATCTTTATATGTTGGATAATTTTTATGAAAATTTTTATTGTAACATCTATTCATCATAGACTCCCACTTTACTTTAGCTTTTTTATGAAATTTATTTTTAAAATTATATTGCGCTCCAATATAACCAATGCCACATAAGGAAGGTTTATTGTAATTTTTTATTTCTCTTTTCAATATTGTACTATACTTTATATTGTGACATAATGTACCGTCTTCAAATTCTATAGTACAATTAATTGCGCTATAATATTTTATTATTTTAAATACATCACCGTGTGTGTTGCTATATACTTTACTAACTCTTTCTAAAATTAAGTCTTGTTTTTTACTATTCATTTTAATCTCTTATTTATTTTTAAATCCTACTATCCAATTATTATATTCTTCTAATGTCTCTTGAATTTCATCTTCATTCCATAAATTATAAACCGTATTTATATGAAGCCTTGATTTATTTGACACTTTCTTTTTAGTTATCTTTGTCTCTAACTCTTCTTTAAAACTTTCTATTGCACACTTTATCGTATCTATATTGCAACTCCTTGTAAAAGTATTGTAGTTATCAGTATTAAAAACAGACATATTATATCTATCCACATCTTCCTTAAACAAGTGAAAGTTTTTTGCTATTGTTATCTTTGCTAAACCAGATACATTTGCTATTAGATTTGTAGTTAAGAATTTACCACTATTAGCTAATTCAGATGTTATTAAGTCTATTGCATTCTCAATCTTACTTATGGTTTCTATTCTTCTGGACTTATTGTATTGATTCATTACAACTTTTCCTTTTCCAGGATATAAGATACCATCAATTTCTTTATCGTGCAAACCTATATTAGTATATGGTCTTATCCAAAAGTATTTAGATACCACAGGAGAAACATCATACAAACCATCTCTAACCTTATTTATATTCTTTAATAGTATAGACCTATCAACCTTTAATGTTTCCAAATCAAACATCTCTTTACATAGCAGATCCATATATTCAAATAACACCTCAACATCTTTATCTTGATTTAATAACGATACTATGTTCGATATTCTATACGCATTTGAAAAGTTCCCTCTTGAAGAAGAACAATACGCACTATAACTATAAAACCCATCTTGTATGTAATAAGAGGTTAAGATGCCATCGTAGTAAACCTCACTACCTAATCTCTTTGCTTCATCTAAATCTATTTCAGACCTATGAAGTATAATTCTATTCTTACTTAAAAATTCCTTTATTTTTTCCATATAACAAAGATACTAAATATATACATACTATTTTACAGCTTGTATTTTACATTAATTAAAACCTACAACCTTGATATATCACATTCTATAATAGATAATACATAAGCGTGGTATATGTAGTTTGTATGTTTTTTATATTTCAGTTAGAGTATTTAAATTAGAATGGTCAGTTGTTGGGATTATAACCCCACCCAACGATCACCACCCTCCCCACCAAAACCATCCACCAAAGCATACGGGTGTAACCTTTCAAAATGTTTCTCCCAAAGTTTTTACCTTTTTAGCCTGGATTGATGTGGTGGCACATTATAGCCTACTTATTTAACGGCACAATATTATAACTACTCCATTCGACGTTTTGGTATCTTAACTCTTAAAACCAATTAGTGAAGGTTTATTTTTTGTGGTGTGAAGTGGTGATTGTTTGGTGCAACTAATCCCAAAACCTAAAGCAATTTTAACCTAAAATAACTACATTCTAAAAGTCAATATCTTAAATTATAATAATATCTTAAAATCGCATAAAATGTAAGTGCCTGATAATCAAAGGTTTTAATAATAATCAAGTTAAAAAGTGTTAAAATTTTGTTAAAGGTATTGTTATCTAAAATTAAATACCTATATTTGTAGTGTAATAATAAAACAAAGTTCTTTTATATACATTATGTAATACACGATAAGGCTAAACCACAGGTATACTATAAAGTAAGTAGGTGTGAAATAGGCAAACATCCGAGTATTGTAAGTTAGTTGGTCACACGTTACGCAAAGCAGTATGGTACACAAGGCGATAAGATAGCAAATGTTAAAAAAGTGTTAAAGTTTTTGTATATTAAATAACTTGTTATATATTTGCAGTGTTAAGTAGAGACAAACTACTTCAAAATAAATCAGCTGATACCACAGACTTACGATGTGGAGGTAGTCATAAAAGACTATAAAATAGGGTGTGGTCACTCAGGAATAAGCGGTAAAAAGTAATCCGTGAAGTCCGAGACTACGATACTGCCAACTACATAGGCATAAGGTCGTTAAGCGTATAAGGATGTGTTATCCTTACTGAAGAGAGGCAGAACCTCGAAACGTTTTAAAACTTTATTATTATGAATACATTAATTAACATCTTTATCAACGGAACTTGGGATACTACACACGAGGATAAAACCGATGCATCGCCAATAAGAATATTTGACAAAGGAACTCACGTTCAAATCTTTGCTAACCAATATGACCAATATATTGATGACCTTGAAGAAAGGGGTTATGACTGCTATTTGTGTCCCGAAATGTACTCACACCCACAATGGAATAGGGAAATAATTTATATGTAATAACTAAAATTTATACACTATGAAGAATAAACTTAAACTTATAGCGCTACTAATTGTGGCGCTATTTCTATTAGCAGTAGCAGAAAAACATTGTGAAACCAAAAATAAATATTACTATGAAGGGCAGAAGTAATTCAAGTAGCAGAAGGTTAGCCTTAACCATAAGCACAAGCAGTACAATGAATGATTTTATTAATAAAAAATTAGGACTAACAATAAATAAAGATAAAGAAAATGAAAACACTACAAATTAATTTGGGATTAAATAACAATCCAATGGATCGTGATCAGGTAGCTAACTACTTTTATGCACTATCTGAGTATAGACTAATGGCTTATATCATCAAGGATAAAACTTTTAATGGTGAAGTAGAACCTACCTTTGTAGCCTTATTAGAGCATAAGTACACACGTGACAGCAAAATACTATCTGATGCTGAAAATTGGTGTAGCCTATTCACTCAGGAGTCAATTGCAGTAGTGACTGATAAAATGGAAGTGCTTGCCTTCAATACTAAGTACGAAGGAGAGACTTACAAATTTGATTCTAGTCTATTTGAATACATTAAAATATAACCTTATGAGAGCAATTATAAAATTTTTAGAAGAGTTAGCTAAGAATTGTCCGAGCGAGACAAAATGGTAGGCAAACTGATGAGGTTTTAATAACCGAAACTAAAGCCGTGAGGCTTAGGTCTTTGTCAAACTTTAAAAACAATACTAAGATGAGAGCAAAACAAGTTTTAGAATACATAGAAAACACACTAAATCAAACACCTAGACACAATTGTACGGCACTAGCTAAGGCTATAACCCAAGCTAGTAAAAAATTCAAGCAGGACCAATTCGATATGATGATGTTACTACTGGAAAATAAACCGATAGGAGGTCACACTCATAGCTATGGTTTCCACACGTCATACGGAAGAGAACTAATAGACACAATGTCAAACTATTATTATAAATTTAACAACTAAAATATTATGGAATTTACAAACGAATTTAAGAGTACAAGAAGTGGTTTTAATCACACGTCTAAACTATGGAGTAGCAACGGAGAGTTATTAGCTGTAGCGGTCTGCAGATACTTAAATAGAACGTGGGAAAGTTATGCATTTCAATCATCAATGAAGGAGGCTGTTTCTCAGGCTATAGAAAATCAAGTGCAAAAAGAAAAACAACTGCAAAGGATAACAAGACTAACCAAGAGTAAGAGACTAGAGATAGAGAATTACTCATCAATTATAAATGAATTAAAAACATTATACAGAACATTATGAAGGTAGTAAAAATAAATACAACAGCATACGAAGAAGAAGACTTCTACTTAATGACTGACTTAAGCGAAGATGACTTATACGAGGTTATAATGCCTATAGTAAACCAAGAAAGAGACGGATATGAAGACTACGACAATGAGTCATTGCTTTCAGCCTTAAAGAAAAGATACCCTACAAATATAGTGGATATAATTGAGATAGAAGAAATTAGTTATTAAAAAAGGATCAAAATTATGAAAAGACCAAGAATTAATAGACGTGTGAATGTTCAGCAAGTGGTTGAACACCTAGAGAACAAACGTAGAGTGTATTCAGAGGCTATTACAGACCTTATGAATGAAGAAGGTATATCTTATACCAAAGCAAAAGAATTGTTAAATAAAAGGCTATACGATAAGGTGGTCTTTAAATTTTAAGGTATGGTAATAGTAAACCAAATTGATAATGAATTTTGGCAAATGAGATTGTTTGAACCGAGTGATAATGCTTGGTTTGAACTTCTCTGCTTTGATTTAGAATCCTTAACACTGCAAGCAAGTGTAATATATAACGTAGATTTAAATAAAGTCTTAAACTAATGATAGTGAGAGACGCTAAATAAAAGTAAGATATGACAGAAACTGCACAAATACACGGAAGTCAATTACATTTAGGAGAATTTATCTATGTAATAAATAGATACGGAAGATTCCTTAGGAAGATTACTTGGCTAAATACATACTACTTTGAATGGAATTCAGGTTATAGTAGTATAAACGAATTAGAATTAAATACAGATCAAAAAAGTAAAGTTAAATTTTTATTAAAAGAAGAATAAATTATGGAAGAGTATAGTAATTGCTGTGGTGCAGGTAGACACCACATATATAACGAACTTTGTGCTGACTGTTTAGAGCATTGTGAGTTTGAAGAAGATGAAGACTTTGAATATGATGCGGACATCGAGGATTTACAAAGTTAGATGTACATTGAATGTACGAAACCAAATAATTAAGGGTATTATAACAAGAGGTAAGGCATACGATGTTATATGGAGTAATGAGTACGGCTTTACCTTCCTTAATGATAAGGGTAAATTGTCTTTAGGTAGATTTAAAAATTGTCATATAATAAATGGCGATTGGGAAGTAATTTAAGAAACAAAATATAAAAATATAAAATGGAAGTAAAGAAATTCACATTATTTGAGGTGGCTAAGATATTAAGGAATCAACACCTAAACAAACTAAACTATAAGGACTACAATAAATTTACTCAGGAGGATTTTGAAGGTGTTGAGTATGTAAGGGTTAACAATAAGACAAGACCAAAAGATTTAGTAGGTAAGAGTGGTAGGGTATCTAAGATGATCACGGCAATATCACCTAAAGGTAAGGAGATTGTATTCGATGGTGTCACAGATATTTGTGAGGCTTTAAATATTAAGGCTAAGAACTATTGGAGAAAGATGGCAGAGAATCAAGGTTACACTATTGTAAGTGTAGAAGAAGTAGCTAAATCAATTTAAAGATAAATAAGATGAAAAAAATACTTAAAAAATTAGAGAAATTAAATAAAGTAAGTGGTGATACTAATATGATACAACTATTCTCAGATGGCAGTGGTTTTGTATTGTATGAAACAGAAGATATTAGATTTGAATTCCTGAGTATTAAACAACTAAAGAAATACCTTAAAACAATTTAAAGATAAATAAGATATGGAAGATTTTAAGTACAGAGGAGAGATAGTTGAGGTAAGCTACGAAATCATAGATGATGATCTAGAATACAACCCAAAGATTATACTTAAGTATGTCTACTATAAAGGTACTGACATACTATATATAATGAATGAGGCAGACTGCGTTGAGTTAAAGGAAGAAATGTATAATCAATTATTTTCATAATATGAATAAGGTAGAAATTATTGCAGAATTAGATAAACTAATGTATATTGCAGAACAATTAGAGAATACTTTTTTGGTTGGTAGACTTGAGGTAATAAAGCAATCACTTATAAAGGATTGGAATGAGAGTGATGCTTACTACGAACTTATAAGCAGTCAACTGAAATAACGTTAAAGTATAAAAGCAGGTGGGGATTGAACGACAAACACGTTCCTACTTGCACAAACTAAATTAAACAGTCGAAGTGGTCAAAAAGACACGATAACCCCCACTTGATTTTATACAGTGTTATGGTGCGTTTATATTATGAATAGATTTCAAAGCGAACAATACGACAAATACTACGAAAGAAGACGTGAAGCAAGTAATAGGCTTGATACCGATAGACCACAATGGTATGTTGATGCAAAAAGTAAGTTTGATAATGAAAAAGATTATGAAACTAAAAAAAGGTATGAAAGAGAACTACAAGATAGAGTGAAAAAACATCTTGATGAAACAGTTTCTTAAATGCACCATAACGTTTTGCAACTTGTATAAGTGGCGTAAATTAAGCGAATACATAACAAATAAAAAGAATATTAACAAAACTATCCGACGTACACTAACCCAGTCATTTATACAAATTGCTGTTATAAGAAGTGTTGTTCAAAACCATATTTATACAATATAGATGAAACAATTGAAACAATGATTGCAAAAGCTGAAAAAGTACAAGATATGATGGGTAAACACCATATTTCAGATAAGTACTTTGAAAACCTAAAACAATGTCAAATGGTCGAGTTATTTGTTACGGAGGCGTATGTTTCCTAAAATAGCATATAACGCCACTCGGCTTGCTCGTCGTTGTGGCGACTGAAAACAATTATTAATATTTATAACAAAAAACTTTAAATTATGCCAAATAAAGACAAAAATACAGAAATGCCACAATGCGTGCAAACCGATGTTAGCAGTAGTTATATTGGAATATTGTGTTTTAGAAATGATATTCCTTTTATAATTCACAACAATAATGAGTATAAAATATGGAATTTGAATAAAATATCTATGCACACTTTTGGTTATCCGCAAATGGTAGCTACAATTGATGGTATTTACACATCATATAAAGCAGGAACTAAATTTGAATTTTCACTTTTCAAAAACGACGAAGCTTATTTGTCTGTTAGAATTTGGGAATAATTACTGCTAACTACTTGATTGGCGAAACAACACCACACTATAACTAATTGATTTACAATGAAAAACTTTGAGATAGTAAGTATAAATTACAAAGTACATTGGAGGTTTAAAGAACACCATAATTACAAAGTAACATTATGCAAGAAGATAATAAATTGTCAGCGTGGAATCATAATAAAACAATCAGTTAAGGGTGGTAGTATAGGTTATTACATATCAGGTAAATTTATAAAGAGGAAAGACTTAAATAAGTATATAGAAATTATACCTAAAGAAATATGTCCTTTCTAATTAGTTATTTAAAAATAAATATTATATATTTGCATATCTGAATATCCGACACGGAGAAGCCGAACACCGAATATAGTAGGCAAGATTAAATTTAATTAAATTAAATATGGCAAGTTTAAACAATTTGTATTTAAAATTAGAGACTCTAGAAACTCTAGTTAAAACAATCAAAGCTAAGAAAGTAGCTGGTATTAGTATTGATATCTCAATTAACGATGAGGCTAACCAGTACAACCAAAATGTATCTGCTTATGTAACTCAATCAAAAGAAGATAGAGACGAAAAGAAGCCACGTTACTATGTTGGTAATGGTAGAACATTCTGGACTGATGGAAACATTGTAGCATTCAAGTCTGATTCTAATGAGAGTGGTAAAGACGTTAAGAAGGAGTTAGAGTCTTCAGAAGAGATTTTACCATTTTAACCTTAGATTATTAATTAACACATTTGATTTAGAGGTTTTCATTGAGAAACACTACTAAATAACACAACTAACCTAAAGAGAGGTATCGTATGGTACTTCTCTTTTTTAATACAAGAATTATGGCTAAAGAAGAAATAATAGAGATTACGCAAGAACAATACAAAAGATTTCGCCAGGCACAAGATGCAATGTATATGCTTGATTTGCTACTAAAAGAAAGGGAGGAAGATAATGAAACAAGCGTTAAAGATAAACACTCGATTAAGTATTACAGAAGTTTATTAACAGGTATAATGGATGACTTACAATACGCATCATTTTAAAACTAAAACAAATTAAATTATGGCAACAAAAAACACAGAGAAGAAAATGAATTTATTTCAAAAATTATTAGAGATTCAAAAAGTAGTAGTTGGTCTTGGTAAAGATTCAAAATCATTTGGATACCAATATGTATCAGGCTCAAAGGTATTAGAACACATAAAACCTATGATGAATGACTTAGGTATTATCTTAAAGCAAGAGGTTATTGATATTGAGAATACAAGACAAGATTACACAACTAAGAATGGATCTAAGACAGAGATATTAACTAAGGCAAGTATGCGATTCACTTGGGTAGATTGTGAGACTGGAGAGAAGGATGAAAATCTATTTGCAGCAAATGGATTCAATGAATTCGAGAAGGGGCTTGGTTCAGCATTAACATACGCAGAGAGATACTTCTTGCTTAAGTACTTCCACATTAGTACAGACGAAGATGACATCGACAATCCTAATCGTAAGCCTACTGAGGTTACAAAACCTAATAACTCCACAGTACCAACACCTAAGAAACCAACAATAAGCGACTTATCAAAGGTTAAGGATGCCTTAAAGAAAGATAGAGAAGCAACATTGAAGATGCTTGAGAAGTACGATATAACACCAGAACAAAAGAAAGAGCTTGGTATTTAACCAGGCTCTTTAAAATAAATGAAGATATGGAAAGTGCAAAAGAAAAAGCAAAAGAGTTAGTTGATAAGTACTTAAATGCTGATTATACAGATATAAATATTCACGGAGCAAAACAATGTGCATTAATAGCTGTTGAAGAAGTGTTTTCTGTAATTGGAGATGATTATTTTACGAAATATGAATTTTATTTAGAAGTAAAAAACCAATTAGAAAATTATGAATAAGATAATCTTAATAGATGCAGATTCGATGTGCTACATAGGTGGCTCTTACGAAGAAGTAGACCAAGCATACGACAAAGTAGACCAAGCAATATCAAATATTATAGCGACATCTGGAGCAAGTCATTATAAGGTTTTCATTGAAGCAATTGGAAACCAAACATTTAGACGTATTGCATTTAATTCTTATAAGTCAGGAAGAAAAAATAAAGAACTGCCAAAGTATTATGAAGATATAAAGCAATACATAATTGAAACTTATAACC